GCGTGCATATTGTTTATAATTTAAATGATTTTGCTAAGCAGCAAGGATTGAGTGAATCAAATTTACGCACCTCTTCCTCTAAAGGTTACCGTTTAGCTAAATAATTGTAATAATTGAATCCCCGCAAGAGGGATACTTTAAAAAGGCTCACTTCGGTGGGCCTTTTTTTTGCCTTGATAAATAGTCAAGGAGGCGCAAATGTCGATAGCAACTAATACACCATCTAATGCGAATTTTTTATCGCCATTAGGTTTTAAATTTCAAATCAAGAAAGCACCAAACGTGAACTTCTTTGTTCAATCTGTAGTGATGCCTTCTATTACTTTAGGATCTACCTACGTTCCTACGCCGTTTTCAAGACAAGTGTTTGCTGGTGATCATCTTGAGTATGGTGATCTTTCAATTACGTTTAAAATGGACGAAGACTTAAAATCGTATATGGAAATCCACAACTGGTTAGTTGGAATAGGTAAACCAGATAATTTTGACCAGTACAGAGACCTAACATTAGCTGATCAGGGAGAGGGAGTGTATTCTGACCTTACTCTTACAATTTTATCAAGCGCAATGAAACCAATCCACGAAGTAGTTTTCTTAGATTCGTTTCCTATTGATTTAACAGCGTTAGCATTTGATACACGATTAAATGATGTTGACTACCTCGAAGCGACTTGCACATTTAAATTTAGAAAATATACAATTACCACGTTGTAATTATACTACAGTTAGGGGATAATGCATCCAACTATGTCCCTTAAAAGTGCTAATTTTTTATGAAACTTGATGAAATACAATTGATGTGGGAGCGTGATGCTCAAATTGACCGTACAGAGCTTGGTGAAGAATCTCTTCGCATTCCCCAGCTACATTCCAAATACTTTAAAATCTTCTCGCAAGAGAGAATACTCCTTCGCAAAATGGAAGGAGATTATAAGACGCTATTCAAATACAAGTATGAATGGTTCAATGGTTCTATTTCAGAAGAAAGTCTGAAAGAACATGAATGGGAACCCAACCCTCTCAAAATCCTTCGCACAGACATTCCAATGCATATGGAAGCTGATGAGGAATTGCAAACACAAAGCCTAAAGGTTGAAATGCAAAGAGAAAAGGTTGAGTTCGTAGAAGCAATAATTAAGAGCTTGACTACTCGCGGATTTCAAATTAAATCAGCAATCGAGTGGGAGAGATTTAAAATGGGTGGCTAATGGCTGATCTAGTAATTGAAAAGTACAACTCCGTCTACAATAAAATACATTGTGATACATCGATAGGATACGAACTCGGAGAGTATTTTACTTTTCAAGTGCCTGGTGCCCGTTTCATTCCAGCAGTAAGGGCCAAACGCTGGGATGGTAAGATCAGAATGTTTAATACTGGTACACACCTAATATATGGTGGCGTCAACCATTACATTGAAGCGTTCGCCAAAGAACGCAATTACTCATTAGATTACCTAACAGACTTTTCAGCAGAAGAGTTCTCTATAGAAGAAGCACGTCAATTCATGGCTAGACTTGATTTGACCATGGAGCCTAGAGATTATCAGATAGAAGCATTTGTTCACGCTGTAAGGCAGAAAAGGACACTTCTACTATCGCCTACTGCATCTGGTAAGTCATTCATTATCTTTTTGTTGATCTGTTATACAATGATGCAAACAAAAGGAAAAGCATTAATTGTTGTTCCAACAACTTCGCTTGTTCATCAGATGGTATCGGACTTTGCATCGTATACAAACAATGATTATCTGAAAGACATGGCTCATAAGATCATGTATGGATATGATGTTGAAACAGATAAGCGTGTAATTGTTTCTACATGGCAATCAATCTATAAGATGCCAAAGAAGTGGTTTGAACAATTCTCAGCGGTAATAGGGGATGAGGCACATTTATTCAAAGCAAAGAGTTTGTCTGGTATTCTCAGCAAAATGATTGATTGTGACTATAGATTTGGATTCACAGGAACATTAGACGGTACGCAGACTCATAAACTCGTATTGGAAGGGTTATTTGGTGCCGTAAAGAAGGTAACAACAACTGCTGAGCTGATTGAGCAGAAACATCTTGCCAACTTCAATATTAAGTGTATAGTGCTGAAGTATACCGATCAAGAACGTGAGCTAATGAAGAAGGCAACGTATCAAGATGAGATTGATTGGATTGTGAGGCACGATGGTAGGAATAAGTTCATTAAGAACCTTACTCTGTCGTTAAAAGGAAACACACTTGTATTGTATCAGTTTGTTGAAAAGCATGGTAAGGTATTGTATGGTATGTTTGATAATACTAATAGAAACGTTACTATTGTGCACGGTGAAGTGGATTCGTTAGTTAGAGAAGATGTTAGACAGTTAGCAGAAAAGAACAATGATATGATTATTATTGCGTCATACGGGACATTCTCTACTGGCGTTAATATCAAAAACCTACATAATATTATATTCGCTTCACCTAGTAAATCGCGTATTCGTAATTTACAGTCTATAGGGCGTGGGTTGAGGAAAAGTGAAACGAAGTTGGAAGCAACTCTTTATGACATTTCAGACGATCTGACATGGAAGGCTCATAAGAATCATACAATCCTTCATTTTGCAGAACGAATTAAAATATACGGTGAAGAACAATTCGAGTATAAAATCTATACCGTAAAGCTGAAAGGATAACATGCTAGCACTAATAAAATTATATAATGGTCAAGAAGTGATTGGCAATGTTAAAGAGGATCAAGACAACAAAGTTGTTCTAGAGGATCCGATGCAAATCAACTACCGCTTGGTTGCTACACAACCAATGCCAACGGTTAGCGTAAGTCGCTATATGCCATTTTCGATGAACAAAATATTCACTTTTGAAAAGAAAGATCTGCTCCACATAGATCAACCAAGAAAAGCAATGGCTGAATATTACTTACATGCTTTGGAAAATTACAGAGAAGTGATTGATGAAAACGTCGAGCAAGAGTTGATGCATGCTTCCGGAAATGAATATGATGAAGGTGAACCAGATGAGCAGGATATGTCAGAAGCTTACACAGCTCTACTAAAGCGAATAGACATAAAAGGTCCTGTTAACTAGTTGACTTTCACTTTGTAATAGTATATGATTAGTTTTGTTATGTAAGGAGTTTTATGGCAACCCATTATGTCGATAATAAGCAATTGTACGCTTGTATAATTGAGTATAGACAGAAAGTTTTAGACGCGAAAGAAAAAGGACTTACTCGTCCTATCATCCCTAACTATGTTGGGGAGTGTATTCTTATGATTGCAAATAGGCTATCGACAAAGCCTAACTTCATCAATTACTCGTATAGAGAAGAAATGATTTCTGATGGCGTAGAGAATTGTATCTGCTACATCGATAATTTTGATCCTCTCAAGTCTACTAATCCCTTCGCATATTTCACACAGATCATCTACTATGCTTTCCTAAGACGCATTCTCAAGGAAAAGAAACAACTATACATTAAGCATAAGAGCTTTGAAAATAGTATGATTATGAATGAGTTGATGGAGCAGAGTGAGTTTGATGAAAAGGACTTTACTCCTTCATATGTTGACTTAGACAATACTAATATGTTTGACTTTATTAAAACATTTGAAGATAATCTTCTCTCCAAAAAGAAGAAGCGTAAAAAAGGAATAGAGAACTTCCTCGAAGAAGAGGACGTACCACCAGCTGGAGAAGAAGAGATTATTGATCCTGACTTGAAGTAATAATACTCCCAAAAATGAGTATCGCCTATATAATTGTTTTAGGAGACACATATGAGTGCCGCTGAAGCAACAAAAAAATATGCCCAATCGGAAAAAGGTAAAGCTGTCCGTAGAAAAATGAGGCAATCGACTCAGTATAAGGAGATGCAGAAACGATGGAGGGAAGGAGGCGGATCGGCTGCTGAATACCAACGCAATAAAGACAAATACCGCGACTCCTACATGAAAAGAGTGTATGGTATTTCGTTGAATGAATATAATGAAATGATTGAAGTACAGCAAAATAAATGTTTTGTCTGTAGAAATTCGCCTGGAGTAAAATCGCTAGCAGTTGATCATTGTCATACTTCAGGTAAAGTGAGGAAGCTACTTTGCCATAAATGCAACACGGCTTTAGGTAACGTCGATGAGGATATTACCATATTGAAAAAATTAATTGATTATTTGGAATTACATAAATGAAGATCTGTTTATTAGGAGATACCCATTTTGGGGCTCGTAATGATAACCAACACTTTCACCAATTCTTTGAGAAGTTCTATAAAGAAGTTTTCTTTCCGTATCTAAAAGAACACAACATCACAGACGTGATCCAATTGGGGGACGTGTTCGATAGAAGAAAGTATATTAACTTCCAAACTCTAAAGTCTTGTCGTGAGTACTTCTTTGAGCCTCTTGTAGACAATTCTATCTCCCTTCATGTGATTATTGGCAATCACGACACATACTATAAGAATACAAACGAAGTTAATTCGTTAACGCTATTGCTGAGAGAATATGGCAATATTGGAATCTATGAAGAACCAACAGAAGTGGAGTTTGAGGATTATAAAGCTCTATTGGTTCCTTGGATATGCCAAGAGAACGAAACAAGATGCTTGAACGCAATCCATACTACAGCAGCAGACGTTATTATTGGTCATTTTGAGATTAGCGGATTCGAGATGTATAGAGGTGCAGTATGCGATGAAGGCCTTGATATGAAAGTATTCAAACCGGATCTTCCAGTGCTATCCGGTCACTTCCATCATAAGTCTTCACATGGTTGCATTCACTACCTTGGTACTCCATATGAAATTACATGGTCTGATTATAGTGACCGTAAAGGATTTCATATTCTCGATACAGATACGAAAGCAATAACGTTCATTGAGAATCCGTTTGTAATGTTCCACAAGATACATTACGATGATGAGAATACAACAATGGAACAAGTCCTTTCAATTGACTTTGATCATTACAAAGGAACGATTGTTAAAGTTATTGTTAGAAACAAAACTAATCCTCATTGGTTTGATATGTTCATCGACAAGTTGGAAAAGGCTGGCGTCCTTGACATGCAAGTTGTCGAAGACCATTTCCATTTGGATTTAGAAGCGGATGATGATATTGTCAATGAAGCAGAGGACACTTTAACAATACTAAACAAATATGTGGACTCGATGCAAATACAAGGTGACCGTCAAAGGCTTGACAATTTAATAAGAACACTGTACCATGAAGCTTTGAATGTTGAATGACATATGAATATCTTTTACCTCAATTCTAATCCTAAACTATGTGCAGCCCAGCATGTGGACAAGCACTGTGTTAAAATGATTCTCGAATATGCTCAATTACTTTCTACCGCTCATAGGGTCCTCGATGGCGTTTCTACTATTGATAGGGGAACTGCAACTGGCAGACAACGAACCTCGTATATACTCCCTGATAGTCGTGATAGCGTGCTTTATAGGACTACTCATATTA